TAGGTAAAGGAGTGTTGGGTGCAAAAATTCCTTGATTTAAAGCAGGTTTTACTCCTCCAAGAGCCATTTCTGGTGTAATACGATTAGGTATAAATGCTTTTGTTGGTCCTCCAGCTTGATAAGTTCCATCAAATTGACCCACCAATGGTGCGTTTCTTGCGTAGTCAGGAATGACTGTACCAAATCTTGTTGTTTTTGGTAAAGGAAGCCCAGAAGCTTGTTTTGCCATTTGCTCTCTTACATAATCGCTTACTTTAGGCGCAAGACTTGCTCCTTCTTCTAACAAACTTTTACCTGCGTTAAAAGGATTTAACTCGTCTGGTATTAAGTTCATTGGGTTTAAATTGTCTGGGAGCATGTCCATTAGACTACCCCAAGATGATGATAAAAAATCAAACATATATTTCTCCTATACTAATAATCCTATTCCTGCACCTATTGCAGCCCCATAACCTGGAAGTATCATATTGCCCATTGCTGCTCCTGTAGCAGCATTAGCCAACGAACCTCCGCCTTGTTGCATGTTAGAGCCAGTAGTGGTTGCGCTTGTTGGTAATCTTCCTGTGTTAACAAGGTTTGATAAATTAACCAAGTTATTATAAGGAGCGTCTTGTGCAAACTGATACCTTGCAATATTTTCGTTAATTCTATCTTGCTCTCTTTGCTGTTGTATACCGCCTATTTGTGATCTCAAGCTATCTCCGTAGCCTAAACCTGCTTGTATAGTGCCTAGATTAGCAAGATTAATGCCTTGTGTTTTTAAAGCATCTCCATAAGCTCCGCCATATAATTTATTGAAAGCATCTGTTGCTGAGTCTCTAGCTTGATTGAAAGCTAACGATTCTAAAACGCCTTGCCTTGCTCCACCTTTGTTGCCTGTTTTTAAAGATGCGCTGTTAATATTAAACAGATTTTTTTGTAGCATTTCATCAATTGGTCTAACTGCTGTATCAAAACTTCGTTGTAGACCTGGATCGTTAAATACCTCATAAGGACTCCTTAGACCTCTTTTAAGAGCATCTCCACCTACAGTCATAATGTCTGTGCCTAATCCACTCGCATACCTTAAAGCGTCTGCTTCTGCGTTTATCTGGGTATCTGTTGGAGGGGCAACTGTGATATTAGGGTAATATTCACTAGGGCCTTGCTCATACAGATTTACAGCTTCACCATAAAGCTGTCTAATCGGCTCTCTTTCGATAGCATTTAGTTCTTGTATTGTGGTTTGAGAACCACCTCCGCTTCCACCACTCATAATTGACCTCTCAATGATACGATGTTAATTTTTTTCCCAAGACTGTGTATATCTCTTTATATTCATAGTCTTCCAATTCTTTTTTAAATCCTTTTCTGCAAAACATTTCTAATGCTTCACAATTCATTTGTCTTGCCCACTCCTCGATTGTAGATAAAGTGTGCTTCCATTTCTTAAATTCTACTCCTCCTAGAGTAACTATTCTACAAACAGTTTTGTTTGGATAATCAATAACTTGTGTCGTTCCTGCTCCGTATATTTTTTCATTATCATCAAAAATAACCCAAAGTTGCATTTCTTCTTTTTCACACAATTCTCTAATATCTTCTAAGCTCAGTTCTTCTTGGCTCTTATCGTTGCCTAATTGTATGTATTTTGAGCATTTATCCCAAATTTTAGCTACATTACTAGAGTCTACTCCTGAGATATGCATCATCCCAGTTTTATCCAACTTCCAGCAGCGTTTCTAAAATAAATTCCTTCTCCGCTACCTGGATTAAAATTAGACCCATCTGCATATACTATATCTCCTTGTTTAATTCTTTCAGGAGCTACATTTGTAGTTTCTATAAAATTAACAGGTGTTTCTTCTAACGCACCTTGTATCTTTTGAAATTCTTGCAACAAATACTGGGGTAAATCTTGCGGATCATCTGGCACAGGGTTTGGCGTATATTTAGGCGCTTGTGACATTTTTACTCCTAATCAAAGATTGTTTTTTTAATGTTTCCAATAATATCTAGTAAACCACCACGCTTTTTATTATAGTAAACAGAAGGTCTCCCACCTACCGCTAAACCTAACTCATTAAAAGAAGGTCTTCCATAAATATCAGGTCTTCCTGAAACATTAGGTCTTTCACTTCCATCATAATAAACATTAGGTCTTCCTCTTATTTCAGAAGGATATGGTTGTTGAGGAGGTACAGGAGCAATAGGTTGACCCATAACTCTTCTCATATCCATGTTTGCTTCTGGCGGAGCATATAAAGTCATATTTGGTGTTATACCAGGTTGATCTAAACCAGCTTGTTGTCTAAAAAAAGCATCAATTTGTCTCGGATCATCTGCACCAGAATATCTTACTTGATTACTAACACCTGGAGGTATTGGATATCCGTCTGGTAATACTCCTTGTGTATAGCCTTCAGGTATATAAGAACCTCTAAGATAATTGTTGTAATAAAACTGATTACCATCATCAACTGTGTTAATGGTTGACCTTCTTGTTACTTCTTCTCCTGTTTGTGGGTCTACTGCTGTTTTTCCTGTTCTTGGGTCTATAAATGTGCGATACGGAGAGTATTGAACATTGTTATACATTTGATTTTGTTTTAACAAAGGAGCAACAAAATCTATTTTTTCTTCATCGCTCATGTCAACAAATCGCTTTGGCGTATTCAAAATTTCTTCTTCTGGAAGGTCTTCGTAGACGCTGTCGTCTATTATGTTTCCTAGCGAATCTATTCCATACATATCTGCCATTATCTTTCTCCTAATACCTCGTATTCTATATCATATCCGTTTAATTCAAATGTAGTTGCTGTTGTGTTTTGAAACTTAATAGCCATGTATTTGCCTGTGGCTCTAGCATCTACTTTATTCTGTGTGTCAGGGTTTATCGTTTGCTGTGTTTTGTAGGTATATGTACCATCAGGGGTCATAGAACTTCCTACAAATACTTCAGCAGTTCCTGTGCTAGAAAACCTTGGGGTAATCTTTCTTATTTGTTTAACAGTATTAGTATTGCCATCAAGGGTTAAACCTTTTCTCTCTAAGATCATGGTAAAATCAGAACCAGCAAAATCAAATCCGTTGTCTGCTCTAAATAATTTTGTTTTACCTGTGCTAGACATTAAGATGCTAGTTTCTGTCGGATTAAACTCTCTTTGCCCCCAGTTTTCTGAAGTGCTATAAGTAATCCATGTTTGACTCTGTCCAGACCAAACAACAGAGGATGTACCTGGATTTACAATGCCTGTTGCAATGTGCAATATTTCTGGTAATTCTCTAAAGCTAAATGAGTTTGTATTGTAGTTCCATATTAAAGCTTTATTGCAATAAGTTGACCCTACTGTTGGATAAGACACCCATATTTCATTCTTTTGTTTGTTATGAGTTACAAAAGTGTTTGCATAATTGGTACTGTCAATTTCTTCAAAAAAAGTTCTTTTAACAACATTTGTTGCTATAGATTGTTTTTTTACACCATTATGAATAATAATGTCGCCATTAGTTACCACAAAATGGTTTCCATTATATTCTGCAACACAGTTTCTCGACAAAACACCTGAGTCATCAAACAGTTTTTGAAAACTAAAAACTAAGTTTCCGCCAATAAAGTTCATTAAATATGTGGTGTTTTCTTTATAAATTACGAAAGATTGTTTTAAAGGGAATCCATCTATTATAAAATCACCAGCATCTCCTAATGTTACAGAACCAGCATCGTTATCTGCTGCTGCTGTCCAAGTGCTAGGCAATGATAAGTTTTCTGCTGAATTTCCCCATCTAACTTTGTTTGGTAAACTAGACGATGATTCTGTTAAATTCAAAGCTATTAAGTAACTTTTGTAAGGTCTTATAACTTTGCAAGTCGTATTCGATGGCCAGTTGGTCAAATCACTAAAAGCATTTGCTCCTGTGTTTGCTAAACATTGTGGATCGTCTACTCCGTTACAAAGTATTGGAAGCCCATTGAATATAGAGCCAACCCAGTTCCCTACTCCTGTAAGATTGGTTGAGTAATCTCCACCTGACGCTCTTGTAAAATCAGTATGGTTAGAGCCATCGTATCTGTATATTTTGGCAGAACCAGCGTAGAACCAATAACTGTTAGCCCCAGTAGTCCAATTTAAAGAAAAATAAGGAGCTACTGTAGGTGTGCCAAATACTTGATCTTCACCTAAAACTTTTTTAGCTGCTCCATCCTCAAACCTAGCGTTTTGAGTGTGAGAAAAATAATCATTAGGCAAGACTGTGTTGTTTGTATCTTTAATCATTCCTTTCGGATTTAATACTTGAAAGGTTGCCATTACGCAGTTCTTCTCCACATGTATGCAACAATATAGGGTTGGACATTGTTATGCGCTCCATTACCACCTACAGAACTCGTTGTATAGTTTGAAGTTCCAGAAGAAGCTCCTTGTGATAGATTTCCTTCATCTGAATCTGATGTACTCATTACTACTGTATGAGCATGAGAAGGAGTTTCTGAAAGAGATAGGGTGTGCGTTTTAGCACCACCAGTTTCTTGTGCTGTATCAAAATCACTATCTGTTCCATCTAAACCAACAATTACTCTACCAGCTCCGAAAGCTGTCCAAGTTCCAAAACCTAATAGCGTACCTGGATTAGTTGCTACTGCTGCGTTAATGTAAATAGAACCCACAGGATATACAGCTTGTAAAGTTGTTGCTGTGTTAGAGCCTATGGTTATTGTGCCTGTTACTGTTAAATTTCTGACACCTGTAATATCTTTACTAGCATCTGCTGTTACGGCTTTAGACGCTTCTACTGTTCCAAGAGTCGACACTCCAATATAATTAAGCTGTGTTGTGTTTGCTGTAACGCCATCTAGTAAGTTTAGTTCTGTGTGTGTTGAAGTAACTGCCCCTGTTATCGAAGGGAATGTAGCTTTGACTGTAGATTTTACCAGTCTTATATGGTCATCACCCTCGTTAACTGGATCACCAGCTACTGGGTTTGAGCTATTTAAGTCTGATATATATGTTCCTGTTTCTAATCCCATTTAGTTTTCTCCTATGCACCTAATGCTATTGTTCCGTTAGTTCCTACCATTGGCATCTCAGCAAAAGCCATGTAGATATATTTACCACCATCTGTATTAGCTTTACCATCTGTTGTTGTAATTCTAAATCCATTGCTTTCAAAGTTTACAGTACAGTTAGTTGAACTGGTATTAGTACCAAATTTAATTGTTCTTGTTCTTTCGCCACCTAATCCATAACCTGTTAATCCTGATACTTTTGAAAAGTATTCTTCAGTAGCACTCCATTTTCTAATAAATACCCATTTTGGTCTAAATCCACAATAAATTTTAGTTCCTTGTGCATTGCCATTACCAATATAATATCCAATCTTACTGAACCCTTGTACTTCTGCAAAAGCATACCCAACCATTACACCACTGCTAGGATTTGTTTTAGCATTATCACCTACACTAAATACTGATGTTGTAGGTAAAGTATCATTCCAAAATGAAGCATAATCTTGCACTGAATCTCCATCCCATGCAAACTGTAGACCATCAGTTTGAGGGTCAGAATATATTGTAGTTCCATAAACACCTAGTATTCCTCTATCAGCTAATCCTGTGCTTTTGACTACTACTAATTTTGGAGCTACTCCTAACCCATGACCTAATGTTCCAGCACTGCCTGTGCCTGTCCAAGTTATTACAGAAACCCCTGTTGTTGTATTAGCCTGTACTGTAGATGTAATAGAGCCATCAGAGTTACTGCTGGTTGTTCCACCATTTGCTTTCCAACAAGCAGCAACATATTTTTGACTTGCATCATTAGAATTATTTATATTACCTGTTAAAGTAAATCCATCTGAAGTATAACTTGCTACATAATTAGTAGTATCGTTTGCATTGTTGCCACTTGGAATCCAATTAAAACCTATACCTTTGGTAGAATCATTTAGAACTGGGTGTCCATTACCATCATATCTTTTAATCCAAAGCATATCAGGTTTAAAACCCATGCCAGTAATTGTGGTTGTGCTATCACTTCCATCCCATGTTGGACAGTCAAAGTGTACTGATGCTTTTGCTACTGTTGTAAATGCCATGTTATCTCCTATCCATAAGTCTTAATATTCTTTGTGCAGATTGCATAGAACCCTGCTGGTACATCATATTCAAACGTACCCTGACCAGCATCGTCTTGGTTACCTGATGATACTTCTGTTGCTCCAAATCTTCCTTCGCCAAAATTACAAAGCATATGTTTGTTTACACTATCAGCTGCGTTATTTGTTGCTGTAATATTTATTCCCCAAAAGTCATCTCCTTTAGCAAACGATAATCCAGCAT